GCTCTATTAATAAAAATAGGGACGAAAATGGTAAATGTTATAAATAATAGTAAATAAAAATTAATTAATTTTTAATATCAAGGAGAGACCGAATGTCTGAAACCGAAATGAAACAAGAAGTAGAATTAGAAGAAAACATCATAACTAAAGATGCTGTTGCTTCTGAGCCTACTCACCTTAAAAATGATGCTGAAGATTTAGGTGCACCAGTTGTTAAACCAACTGACACTAATCCTGACGGATCTAAAAAGGTAAAAAAAGTTAAGGATCAGGTTAATAAAGACGAGAACGATGGTTCTTTACCGAACGATCTAAAACCGTCATCTGTTAAAGAAGAAGAAGTTGAAGTTGAAGGCGATGAAGTTATTGCTGAATCTGACGATTCTGACGAAACAGAAATTGATCTATCTGCTGATGTTAAGGCATTAGTTTCAGCTGACGCTGACCTATCTGAAGAATTTAAAGAGAAGGCTGCGACAATATTTGAAACTGCTGTTAAGACACGCATTAAGGAACAAACAAAGATTTTGGAATCCCAGTATGAAGATAAACTTTCAAAAGAAACTGATACAGTAAAAGAAGCTATGGTCGAAAAAGTTGACTCATATCTAAACTATGTTGTTGAAGAATGGATGAAAGAAAATGAATTAGCAGTTGAAAGAGGTATTCGTACTGAAATCGCTGAAGATTTTATTACTGGTCTTAAATCTTTATTCAAAGAACATTATATTGATGTTCCAGAAGAAAAATACAATGTACTAGACGATTTAACAAACCAAACTAAAGATTTGGAAGCTAAGTTAAATGAACAGATTGAAAAAAATGTTGATCTAACAAAAACAAATTCTCAATTTACAAGAGATAATCTTGTTGCTGAAGTATCTGCTGATTTAGCAGAAACTGAAAAAGAGAAATTTGTTTCTATGGCTGAGAATGTTGACTTCGATAGTGCTGAGAAATTTAAGGAAAAACTAGAAACTGTTAAAGAATCTTTTTTCCCTAAAATGAAATCAGAAATAGCAGAAAATTCTTCTGTTGATTCTGTGGCGGCGAATGTACCTAGTGATTTCACTAGTGGACAATCGGATGCTATGGCTGCATACACTGCCGCTATTACAAAAGACATTAAGTATGGTGAAACTAAGTAATCATATATTAATGGTGACTAAATTTTTAATAACTAAATAAAATAGGAGAGATAACAAAATGTATCTTACTGAAAATTTACAAGAAAAGTGGCAGCCAGTCTTAGAACATCCAGATTTGCCAAAAATCGGAGATTCTTACAAACGAGCTGTTACAACTGTAATTCTTGAGAACCAAGAAAAAGCAGTTAGAGAAGATAGAGGGTTTATGGCTGAGGCTGCCCCTGCTAATGCGACTGGTAGTTCTGTTGATAACTGGGATCCAGTATTAATATCACTAGTTCGTAGAGCAATGCCTAACTTAATCGCTTATGATGTATGTGGCGTTCAACCGATGACTGGTCCAACTGGACTAATCTTCGCTATGAAGTCAAGATTTGCAACACAAGGCGGTACTGAAGCATTATTTAACGAAGCGGATTCAGATTTTTCTGCTCGTGATGCTGCTGGTGGTTCTGGTTCTCCAGACGCACAAGCTGGTACAAACCCTGCTACACTAAACGATAGTCCTGCTGCTGGTACTTTTACCACTGGTTCTGGATTTACTACTGCACAAGCAGAAACACTAGGTGATGGTACTGATGAGTTTGCTGAAATGGCTTTCTCAATCGATAAAGTAACTGTTACTGCTAAATCACGTGCTCTAAAAGCTGAGTACACTATGGAACTTGCACAAGACTTAAAAGCAATCCATGGATTAGACGCAGAAACAGAACTTGCTAACATCTTATCAAGTGAAATTCTTGCAGAAATCAACCGTGAAGTAGTTAGAACTATTTACTCACACGCTAATAAAGGCGCTGAAGTAAATACTACAACTGCTGGTATTTTTGATCTTGACACAGACTCTAACGGTCGTTGGTCAGTTGAAAAATTCAAAGGTCTTCTTTTCCAACTGGAAAGAGATGCTAATGCGATTGGTCAAAAAACAAGAAGAGGTAAAGGTAATATCATCATAACTTCTGCTGATGTTGCTTCTGCTTTACAAATGGCTGGTGTATTAGATTATGCTCCTGCATTATCTTCTAACTTAAATGTTGATGATACTGGTAATACTTTTGCTGGTGTTCTAAACGGAAAATTCAAAGTATATGTTGATCCATATGCAGCGAACATTTCTGCCGATCAATACTACGTTGTAGGTTATAAAGGAACTAGTCCTTACGATTCAGGTCTGTTTTATTGCCCATATGTTCCACTACAAATGGTGAGAGCAGTTGGACAAGACAGCTTCCAACCTAAAATTGGTTTCAAAACTCGTTACGGAATGGTTCAAAATCCATTTGCAACGACAAACGGCTTAGGCGCAGTAGATAATTCTGGTGCGGTTGCTGCTGGAGATCAAAATATCTATTACAGACGAGTTAAAGTTACAAACATTATGTAATTTTACTTTAAGTAAAAGACTTTAAAAAGGGGGCTTTATGCCCCCTTTTTTTTATCTAAGGAACTCTTATAAATACTAGTATGACTGAAACAAATATTAACACTAGACAACCGATAATCATGGACTATGCAAGTCCTTTACAGTTTAGATTTAAATGTACTAAACTACCACTTGTAGAGTATTTTTGTCAAACGGCAAATGTACCATCTATATCACTAGGTGAAGCAACAGTTACTAACCCACTATATGACTATCCTATACCTGGCGATAAAGTTACATACGGAAGTCTAGACATATCATTCTTAGTAGATGAAAATTTAAACAACTATAAAGAACTACACGATTGGATACTTGGTCTAGGGTTTCCAAATGATAATCTACAGTATGCAAACTTAGTATCTGGATCTGCTGACACATTTCCTGGTACAACTGCAAGCACTGCCGCAACAGGAACTTCTATAAAACAGCCTATTCCAGAAGGCGGAATATATTCTGACGCTACTTTAACCGTATTAAATAGTAAGAATGTTGCAAAGACTGAAATAAGATTTCAAAATTTATATCCAACTTCTCTTGGTTCACTAAACTATGATATACAAGCATCCGATGTTGATTACCTGACTGTTTCAGCAAGTTTTAATTACATTAATTACGATATAGTACAAATTTCTACTACCTAGACCTTGACTTTTCACCGATAAAGTGATATAATATATACTATGACATTAGAAGAATTACAGACACAAGTTAATAGGGACTTTAAAATAGATGATACTGAATTAGATTCAGAGTCTATTAAGATACCTTTATTACATAACAAATATCTCCAACATCTCAATAAGTTTTCTTTACTCTTAAAGAAGGCTGAATATGACCATAAACTACTTGTAAGATCAAAGTGGGAATATTATACTGGTAAAGCAGACGCTTCAGTATATAAAGAAACACCATTTGATATAAAAGTATTGAAGTCGGATGTTCATATCTACATTGACTCAGATGAAGAACTACAAAAGGCAGATCAAAAAGTTGCATACTTAAATGTAGTAGTTAAATATCTAGAGCAAGTATTGAGAAGTATCAACAATAGAACTTTCTTAATAAAGAATGCTATTGAATGGAAGAAGTTTACTAGCGGAGCAATATAATGGAACATCAAAAAATATTTCCAACAAACATTTTTATAGAAGATAACTTTATTGATATTTCAAAAGGTCCTGAATATACTGATGGATGTATTCACAATATGAAAAAACATATTGAAAAAGACTGGGCAAAAAGAGATAAAAATAAACGAAACTTTCAAACTGATTCTTTTTTATATAGTTTAAAAGAGTTTCAACCCTTTGCAGATTTAATCTTAAACAAGAATTTAGAAAACATGAAAACATTAGAATATAATGTTAAACTTGAAGATTTAGTTATGTCGGGTATGTGGGCAAATGTAATCGCACCAGGCGAATCACATAGGGCACACACACATTCAAACAATTTATTGAGTGGAGTATATTACTTACACTCTGACCAAAACGCAGGTATTACATTTCAAGACCCAAGACCTGCAGCTGATGTATTAGTACCAAGAAAGATAAAAAACAATTCTGTAAACTCTAACTTAATGGAGTATGCCTCTAAAATGAATAGAGTAATAATGTTTCCGTCATGGTTATTACATTGGGTAAATGTAAATACATCAACAAGCAATCGCATAAGTATATCTTGGAATATACATTTGAAAGGGCAATTAGGTGAACACCATGACTTACAATCCGCCATCTATTGACGATTATACAAATACAATTCTTGACTATATAGAGTATTATCCTAATGTAGTTGATTCGAAATTGTGTGATACTATCATAAACCACTTTGATAAAAATGCAAAGTGGGAAACATCTACATTTTCAACTCACAATAAAAATTTAGGTACTTCTAAAGTCAATATGCAAGAGTATTGGATTACAAAGAAGGATAATTATTCTGAACATCTAAGAACTGCCTTTGTCAAATCAATCTCTAGTTATACACAAACTCACGATAAGATAGTACCAGAAAAGTTTACTAACTTTAGAATTAATAGATATTCTACTGGTGGTTTTATGAAAAATCACATTGATAATATACATCACAGCCATGGACAGAAATATGGTTATCCACATCTAACATCTTTAATCTTTTTAAATGATGAATACGAGGGTGGTGATTTTGTATTGTGTGATGGTAAATTTACTGCACCTAAACAACAAGGTTCTGCTGTTGTATTTCCTTCAAACTTTATGTATCCCCACGAAGTAAAAGAAGTTACAAGTGGTAATAGATATAGTATAATGACATGGTTACTTTGATCTATGGATACGCTGATAATAGAAAAGAAAGATGAGGTATATCTAACCGTTGATTGTGATCCGAATATTCAACGAGAGATTTCTGAATTTTTTACTTTCTATGTACCAGGATATAAGTTTATGCCAGCATTTCGTAATCGAATGTGGGATGGCAAGATAAGATTATTTTCACAAAAAACAAAAGAGATATACTTTGGATTATTTCCATATATCAAAGCGTTTGCTGAAGAACGAGAATATAAAATCGTCTGTGGTAAAGGTGTTGATATAGATAATAAAGTAGATAGAGATATCGTTACAAAGTTTTCTAACAGTCTAGGTCAATCATTCGAGGCAAGAGATTATCAAATAGACGCCATATATCATAGTCTAAAATTCAATCGAGCATTACTATTAAGTCCTACAGCTTCAGGTAAGTCATTTATTATCTATGCTCTCATTCGATATTACTCACACCTAATTAAAGACGAATCTAATAATCGTTGTTTACTAATCGTACCGACAACATCTCTAGTTGAGCAGATGTATTCTGACTTTAAATCTTATGGTTGGAATGTAGAAAAGAACTGCCATAGATTGTATAGTGGCTATTCAAATCAAACAGATAAGAAGGTTTTAATCTCTACTTGGCAGAGTTTATATAAATTGCCGAAGGATTATTTTAGTCAATTTGGTGTAGTGTTTGGTGATGAAGCACATCTATTTAAATCTAAATCATTAACAGAAATCATGTCAAAACTTACCGACTGTAAATATCGTATCGGTCTTACAGGTACACTTGATGG